TTCCCCGTCCATCTCGTATATAACAATCGCTCCACCGTCCACAGCCATATAATTTATTACCGGACAAATTATGGTAATGTCCCTTCCATAATCGTAGCACCCACTTAAAAATACTGACATTGCCATCGCAACCGCTATTGCTCTTATCTTTTTCATAAGCTTCCGCCTCCCATAAATGTCCTCATCATTTGTTTCTTCCACCCTGCAAGTTCCTCCGTTGTCTCCAATCCTTCACAGGTTCCTCGTTCGCCTGCTGCCATGTTTTATATATCTCCACCTGTTATCGGATTCCACGCTCTATCATCTATATAGACATCTGCTCCCACCTTCCGGCAATCCCCTCCGAAAAATTCAATTCTTTCCGGAAGATTTTCATTCACGGCGTCAAATTTCAAACCATGTCCCTGACACCACTCTACTGCCTTCTGAAGCAGCTCCCCGCTCCGGCAGGTCCACAGGATTACTTTATCTCCCTGCCGCCTGCGTCCGACCAGATAACCGATCAGCTCTTGATTCGGTTCCCCGATTTCCGGCCACCTGTTTTCACACAGCGTCCCGTCGAAATCTACAGCATATGCCTTGCGCATTTCCTTTTGTTCCATCTTTTTCCAATATCTCCTATCTCATAAACATCATGTTCCCACCGCCTTCCAGCCCGTAGTTCGCGACTGACCAGAACAGAAGCATAAAATACAATATCATCATAACTGTGACAATCAGTATCACTTTCCATGTTTTCATTATCGCCCCCATCCGTACCCGTAGATATCCGGGCACATCCCGTTTTCCATCATTGATTCCATGTACCTCTCATACGCCTGTCCATCATCGTGTCCGATAAACCACGCCGTTTTGCCGCATAAAGCCCAAAACAAAGCTCCTGTCACGATTGCTGCCAGAATCACGACCACCTCATCTCTCATATTCATGTGCGTTTCGCCTCCCCTGCCAGCACGATCCGGTACATTCCCTGCCATTTCATCCGTTCCCGCGCATAGCGGTTCACCCTTGCTTTCGGCAGCCCTGTGAGCGTTTCAATTTCTGATGCCCGATATATTCCCATATACCGCCCTCTCTTATAGATCTTATATGCACATGCTGTCCCCCTCATCTCCTCCGCTCCTTTCCAAATTCCAGTGCAGGGAAGCGCCGCTTACTTTCTTTTACGTCCACTTCTTTCCCGCTGCTGTCACGCATCCCTGCTGCCTCCTGTACTCCTTTCCTCTTCTCCATCCCATAAATCTCCGCATTTGTGATGCAGCATCTGGTTCCCTTCGCGTTCTCGACAAGAACATGGTGCCGGTATTGTTTGATCACTGTTGCCCGGCCGCGTGGCGCAGTCTTTTGGTTTTCATCCTTCTGTGCCCATGCTTCTCGAATCATAATCTTATCTCCCGGTTTCAATTTTTTTACTGGTAACATCCTGTGCCTCCTCCTTTGTTTCCCAAAACACAAATCCTTCCGGCGGTACCGTCCTGCTGCCTGGCTGTACTTTTTCAATCTCTTTCCCGGCATCACCCCAATCTGCAGACAAATGCTTTTTTTCATTTACGCTGTCTTTCCGATATGTGACCTTTTCCCGCGTCCATCCGGGATACATCCGCCGCATCCGCTTTTCAAGCATCCTTATCATTTCCTTCCGGTTATCAAGATTCCCGTTATCGAGCATCTGATGGTGCCAGACGCACCCAAGCACTCCATTCTGCTCCACTCCCATCCCCAGCTGAGAACGCGGGACGATATGCATGATCTGCAGTGCCGTCCGGCAGTAGGCCGGATCTTCCGGCGGCTCATATCCGGCCGCGCAGAAGACGCAGGTTTCATTATCACGCTTATGTATCGCTTTCCGAGATTTCCCCGTGAATTCCAGATGCCGCGTCAGCTTCTTTTTCACTCTCTTCTTCATCCTTTCTGTCCTCTTCTGTTTCTTTTCCCATCTGGTCGATGCTCATCTGTCCCGGTATCTCTTCCGGCGGCGCGGGAATGATCTCAAACTGC